GGCTACCCACTTATTCACGGCATTGAGCCGACTGAATGGTCAGATTTACCTAAAGAGCCACATAGTTTAGTGCAATTAAGCCCTGCTGGTTTAGATAAGTATTACAATCGACAATTACTAACTTACATTAAGAGCTATACTCAAGAAAAAGTCGGCCAAATGCCTAGACACATACCAATTGACCATGTACCAAGAGATTGGGCAGAACAACGCGAAATATTAGGGCAAGCACTTATATTTATAAACCAAACACTAGATAGCCCAATGCCACGCTCACGCACCGAAGCTATGCTGTCTGGTTGTTGCGTATTAACCAGTCGTCATCACGAAGCTGATTTATTTATTGAACACGGTGTAAATGGGTTTATAGTGCCAGACAACCCTAAAAGCTATGCCGAAGCTATTTATCATTTAATCAATTACAACTATCGAGAAGCTGTACAAATCGGTCAACGCGGTAAACAAACAGCTATTAAATACTTTGCCCCAGATAGATACAGAAAAGATTTGTATAACATAATAACTGGCGTATTAAATAACAAACCACCAGTTTGGAATGGCGATACAATTTTTGGTGTAAATGTAATAGATAAGTGGAAAAAAGAAAATGATATGGGGAGATTAAAAATATGATAGGCTTTTTTGCATTTAATTTGTATCACGGTAAAGGCGAGGTTGGTTCAACTACAATCAGAGTTAATAATGTAGTTAAATATTGGCCAGAAGCTGAACGCTTTAAGTATGGGCGCAAATACGACGCTGTTATATTTCAAAAGGTTTATATGCAAGCTGATTGGAAGCTACACCAACATTTAAAATGTATAAAAATACTTGATATGTGTGACCCAGATTGGCTAGATTACCAGTTTGTCAAAAAAACTATTGATAGTGTTGACGCTGTAACTTGTAGTAGCGAAGAGTTAGTTAAGTTTGTTAAGCAACTAACTGATAAACCGGTCAGACTTATACACGATAGATTTGATATTGACTTAGTACCAGAGCCAAAAGTACATATTGGCAAAATAAAAAAAGCAGTTTGGTTTGGTTATAAACATAATGCTGAAATACTAAGAACAATCATACCAAGTTTAGAAAAGCGAGATATTAGTTTGCTAGTTATATCTAATGATGACCCGTTAGCTGGGCGCTGGGCTGATAACGACTCATACAAGAAAAAATATGAGTTTATGAAATACGATGAAAGTACAATTTATCATGATTTACAAAAGGCCGATGTAGCTATATTGCCAGTTGGTATGCGCCCAGAAGATAGATTTAAAAGCAATAATAAAACAGTTAAATCATGGCTAGCAGGATTGCCAGTAGCAAAAGATAGTGAACATTTAGAATATTTAGATGATGTAAAAGTTAGACAAGCAGAAGCAGATAAGTGTTATAATAAGGCAATAAAAGAATATGATGTGCGTTCATCTGTTGACGAATTAAAACAGTTCATATATGATTTAAAGCATGATAAAGAAGTGTCCTAAGTGCCATGAAGAATTTTTCGACAAAAATGCAACAAACTGTAACGCTAGAACATATTGTTCGCGCAAATGCTCAAATAGGGCTACTATGAATGGTTTAAAACTTAGGGGTATCAAAAAACCCGAAAGAACTGCCGAGCTACACCCTAATTGGAAAGGCGATAACATTACTTATGGAACATTACATCAATGGGTCAGATGTAGGCTTAATAAGCCAAAAAGGTGTCCTGATTGTAAGCTTATACGAGATATGGAGTTAGCTAACCTCGACCATAAATACACAAGAGATATTAGAACATGGCAGTATAAATGTGTAAGCTGTCATAGAAAATATGATTATGCCAAAAAGGGTATTTTTAAAGGCAGTAAAAAGGTTTGTGTTAATGGTCATGAATATACACCAGAGAATAAAAAGTATCGTAAGAATGGCGATATATATTGCAGAGAATGTAATAGAATAAGAGCAAGAAACTATCGAGCTGAAAGGATTTATATATGAAATTCAAAGCAGAGATAAAAAGAACTAGTCAGCGTAAAGCAGCAAGTCTTGATAATGTATATCAAATAGTCTTAGAAACTGATAACCCAAACATCTTAGACTTAGGCAAACTAGACAGCGATACATTAGTTGAAGTTAGTATTGAGGTTGCAAATGGCTAGACCAACTAAACTAGATGAAAGAATGATAGAGCAGATACTAAATTCTGCTAGGGTTATTTATCATTATAAATGGATTGCTGCTAGTGTTGGTGTTGATGAAGTAACTATACATAGATGGAAGAAAGAGAACGAAGATTTTGCAAGTCAGTTAGAGCAAGCTAGAGCTGACTTTATAAAAGATAATCTCAAAAAAGCAAGACCAGACTTTAAGCTTGAAACAGCAGATAGAGAAATATTCGGTAATAAAACAGAGGTGGTTGTTTCTATTGACCCAGCAAAAGAGCTATTAAAGAAGTACGATTTAATTGATGAGGGTGAAAATGTTAAGCAAGTTGATAGCCCTTAGAGATGAGTTTTTACTTAAAGAGTTTAATGTTACTTTTTACGATTACCAACGACAAGTTAGTGACCAGATTTTACAAGCTTTAATAGAGAACTTACGATTAACACTCGGAGCTACCGAACAAGAAGTTAAAAAGCTTAGACAAAGAGAGTTAGTAGTAGAGTTCTCAAGACAATCAGGTAAAACTACAGCAATCGCATATACTGTAGTTTTTATTATTACCTTTTTACCAAAGATGTTTAATCGCAAGATACGCATTGGTATATTTGCACCACAAAAACAACAAGCTGATGTAGATTTTGAGCGTATTAAAACTGCACTAAGAAGTATTACTATACTTAACGCAGTTCACAGCAAAGACGAATTAGAAGATGTCAAAGAGCGTGAAAACAGTCGCACTATTGTTATACCTAATGGCAGTAGTGTTTACATTGCACCAATCACTAAAACCAGTAAGACAGAAGCACCGACACTTGATTTAATAATTGTAGAAGAAACTCAAGATGTTGATGACGCAATTATGATTAGCTCTATATTTCCGATTGGCTCAAGTACTAACGCACCAAGAGTATTAGTTGGTACTGCTGGCACACGCATTTGTTATTTTAGAAAAGCTGGTCAAACTAAAGAGGCCTTAAAATTATATTTTGATGATATTGTTGAGCAAAGACGCAAAGTTTATGAACAAACTAAAGACCCAATGCATCTGATATACGAACAAACAGTAGGTTCAGACATTGCTAAATTTGGCAGAGATAGTGACGAGATACAAAGACCATATTTTGGTAAATGGCTGATTGGTACTGGTCAATTTACTACCGAAGAAGAATTAGACAATTTAATTGATGTTAATCGCAAGCGCAGAACATATCATGAAAACACCTATGACTGTTTTGCTGGTATTGATACTGCTAAACACCCAGACAGTACAGTAGTTACGGTTATTAGATATAACAAAGACAAAGATAAGAAAGAATTATTGAATTGGTTAGAATTGCGAGGCGACAATTATAAAGACCAATACGATATTATTGCTAACTTTTTAAGTCATTATAAAATTGTGGCTATAGCTCTTGATAGTACTGGTCAAGGTGACTTTATGCCAGACATGTTTGAGCGCGAGAGCAATTGGACAGATGAAGGTAGTGGTTTATACAGGGTTAAATTTAGTGCAGTTAGTAAAGATATGCTGTACAAGAACCTTAAAGTATCAATTAAGGAGTTATTGACGACACTACCGATATTAGATACAAAAGAAGCAGGGAAGTTTCGCCAACAAATGTTAGATTTGCAACAAGAGTATAAAGGCCAGTTACTTAGTTGCAGTCACCCAGACAGCCCTGACGCTCATGATGACTACCCAGACAGTTGGGCTTTAGCAGAACACGCCTATGCCAAGTGGAATGAGAATTATATAAATTATTCTGTAGTTGGTGCAGAAACTAAAGAACGCACAGCAGAGCGAAACGAAGAGGGAAAAATAATAAATTACTGGCCGGGATTAGACGACTAATTATGAAAATCAAACTACCACTTATAGGCCAAATAGCTACAGGCAAAGACACCTTAGCTACTGAAAAGATTGTTGAACGCATTGTAAAATCAGACATGGGTGCTGCTTTTTTAGACTTATCAGATAAAAGTTTGAGTAGTTACAAAACAATTAGCGATAGATTGTTGCAATCATTTAATGGCTGGGTATATGCCAATGTATCTGTTCTTGCCGAAGAAATTAGCAAGATGGAGTTTGAATTGTATAAAATAGTCATGCGCAATGGCGAGATTGAATTGCAAGAAGTTGAAAGTCACCCATTGCTTGATTTGTTAGATAGATTTAACGATTTTACTACAACCTCGCAAGCTATGTACTTAACAGAAGTTTATCAAGAGCTTGCTGGTGATACCTTTATTGTTGTTGACGGTAACGGCTCTAATATTAAAAATCTATTCTTACTACAGCCAGATAAAGTAGCAATTGTGCTAGGTGACCCAAGTGAAGGCAATATTGTTAAGCAGTATGTTTATACTGATACTATTGATGGTAAACAAGTAAAAACTGTTTACGAACCTGAACAGATATTACACATTAAAACACCTAACCCAACTAACCCTTATAGAGGTAAGTCGGTTGTTGAAGCTAGCGCAATTGATATTGACACTGACAACCTTGCCCAAGAAATGCTAAAAATGTTTTTCAAAAATGGTGCAACGCCTAGTGTGGTACTTACTAGCGAAAGCCGAATTACTAAAGACGACATAGAGCGCATACAGCTTGACTTAAAAAGAACTTATGGTGGGGTAAGAAACGCATTTAAGTCTATGATACTTGGTAACGGACTAAAACCTGTTGCCTTACAGCAAACAGCTAGAGAAATGCAATACTTAGAAATTGAGATGGCTATGCGCGATAAGATTATGGCGATGTTTAAGAATACTAAGTCATCTCTTGGTATTGTTGAAGATGTTAATAGAGCTAATGCCGAAGCCTCAATGCTTAACTGGAAACAGTCAGTTATAAAACCTAAAATGCAACGCATAGTCGATACCTTAAACGAGTTCTTAGTACCTCGCTATGGCGAGAACTTAATACTATCATTTTGCGACCCTGTACCAGAAAACAGACAGGCCAAGATAGACGAGGCTACCGCACTTAAAAACGCTGATATAATTACACTAAACGAAGCTCGCGAGATATTAGACTATGACCAAGTAGTTGGTGGTGACACATTTACACTTGATACTGCCGCCGAGCAAATGCCAGAACCACTGAAACGAGTTAATTATCGTAAACATTTTAGACAGATTAAACTATATGAACAATTTGCTAAATATAAAGAGCTACATAGTGAAGCTCGTAAGATAGCCGAAAAAGCTATGAGAAAAGAGCCGGTCGTTGCTCGCTCAAGATACTTTACTAATGAGCAGATAAATAGGTATGTGGATAAACAAACCAACATTGTGGATAGTTACGAAGAAAACTTTGTTAATAAGATTAAGTTTTTCTTAGACGGTATAGAAGAAAAAGCTATTAACAAGCTAAACAGTATTAAATCGGTTAAAAAAGCTGTTGAGTTATTTGATTATGATAGCGAGTTACAAGCAGGAGTTGATTTGTTTACACCATTGCAAGCAGAAATAGCTAAACTTAGTGGTTTAGAAGCCAATGCACTACTTAACTTAAACAAAGGCTATATACCAAGCCAAAACTTAAAAGCCATAATACAGGCTAATGTAAAGCTATTCACTAAATCAATGTTAGCTACTGACCAAGAAAAACTAAGCGCAATACTAGCAGACGGATTACAACAGGGTCAAAGTATTGCACAAATAACTGCTAGTATCAGAGAACAATTTGCTAGTTTCAAAACCAGTCAAACCAATAGAGTAGCGCGTTCAGAAATACTAAGAGCCAGTAACGCCGGTGCTGTAGATGCGTGGAAAGAAAGTGGCGTCGTTAGTGCTAAACAATGGGTAACAGTTGACCCATGTGAATATTGCGCACCACTTGAAGGCAAAATAGTCGGACTTGATGAAGAATACTTTAGTAAAGGCGATAGTTGGTTAGGTGATGCTCAAACACCAATAAACCTTGATTACGATAGTATTGAAGAACCACCATTGCACCCTAACTGCAAATGTTCAGTTGTACCAGTATTAAAAGATGTACGAGAACTTGATTTTGACGCAGACAACAGCAAATTGAGAAAAGAAATTGCTAAAAACAAGAAATATATCAAAGAATTAGAAAAAATATTGGAAATAGATGATGAACAAGTTAAAACTAGCAAAAGCAAAACAAAATAAATTAATCAAAGATAAAAAAATAATAGAAAAAGCTGATAAAGCATTGATTGATAGCATACTGCAATTTCAAGATAAAACCATTGCTAAGTTACATGAAGAATTAAATGTTGTTTATAATGATTTTAGCAAATTATTGGCTAAAATAGATAGCAAAGATTATAACCAAAACTTTGACGCGATAAACAATAGTTTAGTTAGTCTTATACAAAAATTTGAAGATGGCGTTAATGTAAACAACATAAAAGAAGTTGAAAACAAAACAGATTTAGTCATTAAAAATTTCAAAGACATGCCCAAAAGTTTTAATGTATCAAATCTAAAAGATATAAAATTTGATACTAAAGGTTTGGCTACTGATAAAGCCGTTAAAAAGTTAGAAGGTGGGCTTGCCAATATTGCTAATCAATTGGCACAATTAGATGAATTATTGCAACCAGCTCAATTACCAGAAAACTTTGTACCATTTAGACGGGTAGTAAGAATTGGTAATAGATTGCAATTTGATGATAGTAGTTGGTCGGGCGCAAGTGGTGGAGGTGGTGGTTCAAGTTCAAGTAATGGGCTTACCGACGCACAATTAAGAGCAACGCCAGTACCGGTATCAGGCACCGTAACAGCCACACCCACAGGTACACAGAATGTAGATGTAACAGCTAATACTATCGGACTAGCAACAGCAGCTAATCAATTACCAGATGGGCATAATGTAACAGTAGATAATGCAATAGGTGCAGCAGCAGTACCAATTCAAGATGGTGGTAATTCAATCACTGTAGATGGTACAGTTGCAGCCACTCAATCAGGTACTTGGACAGAAGCTAATAGTGCAGCCATAAAGACAGCAGTAGAAACTATCG